TTGGACCAGCATCTCGAAAGTCTTCTCTCCCCTGACCTTTGCGCCTCGGTGCAGCATTACGCCGCCGCCCGGGACTTCACCGCAAAGCAGGCTCTGTCCCACATCGTTTCTAAGTTCTTCGGTTCATGCTTCAAATCACCGCAGTCGGCAACCTCGCAGCCGACCCTGAAGTCCGCCAAGTAGGCGACAACGAAGTCGCCAACTTCACGATCATCTGCAACAAGAAGATCAAAGGCGAAGACCACACCTCGGCGCTGCGCTGCGCAGTCTGGGGTCCGCGAGCCAAGGTCGTCACCGACTTCCTCACCAAAGGCTCCCAGGTCACCGTCACTGGTCAGGCATACATCGAGACCTACGAGACAAAGACTGGCGAAACCCGCGCCAACCTCAACGTCGCGGTTAACGACTTCTCACTGCCTCCTAAGCCTCGGGTTGAATCCGATTCAATGCCGTTCTAGTGTCCCGGGGGGCTTGCCCCCCTTTTTTATGGTTTCATGCCTGACCCGCTCCGCGATTACCTAAATCAGATCGGCAAAATTCCGCTCCTGACTGCAGCGGAAGAAATCGAACTTGGCAATTCCATCCAGCGGATGATGCCGCTGCTGGAGAAGCCAGATCTGACCAAGGACGAGCAGAAGATCATCCGTATCGGCAAGCGCGCCAAGAAGCGCATGGTGCAGGGCAACCTGCGCCTCGTGATCAGCGTCGCCAGCAAATACAACAAGATGACCAGCCGCCTGTCAATGCAGGACCTGATTCAAGAGGGAAACATCGGCTTGATCCGTGCGGTCGAGATGTTTGATCCCTCCAGGGGCTACAAGTTCTCGACCTATGCGTACTGGTGGATTCGCCAGGGAATCATGAGGGCGACGCAGACCCAGGACCGCATGATCAAGCTGCCGAGCGGGGCGCCGGACGGCTTGCGCAAGGTCAAGTACTTCATGGTCGACTACCAAAAAGAGCACGGCAAAATGCCGAGCCTTCAGCAGTGCGCCGACTTGATTGGCGTGCAGCCGGAGACGATGCGGAATTATCTGCAGGCATCAGAAGACGCCACCAGCCTTGACGCCAAACCCCGATCAAGAGCTGACGACGGCAGTCAGATCCTTGACCTGATCCCTAGCACCTACGGCGCGGCAGACGAAGACCTGGAGCTGGACACAGCAACGCTCGCTATCAAACGCGCCTTCAAGGAGATGACGGAACGGGAGCGCACCATCATCACCATGCGCTACGGGCTGGACGGCGAAGAGCCGCTATCCAACCCGAGCATCGCCAAGAAGATCGGCATCCATAAAGAAGCCGCCCGCAAACTCGTCCACCAGACCGAAAACAAACTCCGCGACCTGCTGATGGATAGACCGCCGGGAAAGTCGAAGCGACAGAAGAGCAGCTCCAGCTTGACCTGGGGCTGGAGTTGAACGATGGGAATCAGCCAGAAGTGCCCTGAGTGCGGGTCAGCCAGGACCAAGGTGGTGATGACAAAACCAGTCGAGAACAACGGGACGCTTCGCCGCAGACATTGCGCGACCTGTGACTATCGCTGGTACACCTACCAAGATCCAGAGATGATGGTCAAAGCCCACCAGGTCGTCTGGCGGCACAGGCACTACGTCCGAGTTCTCCATTTAGATGAAACGCGAAACCCTTCACCTGCAGGGTGACATGACCGTCGAAACCGGAAAGGATTTCAATGGTCGGTTCTTTATCGCTTACGCCCGTGGTGCCAGCGTCTTTGTGCGGGAGCACAAGGAAGTCCGCCAGTTCCTCAAGCTTGCACCAAAGACTAGAAGCCGCGACGCGCTCGACTCATGGTTCGCCTCGCTATCTCTAGGAGACCAAGGGCATAACCCAGAGCCCACAGGACCGGACCTAGGACTTTCAGAGCGAGCGAAAGCAGAAGGTTTTGGTCCTGAGTGCCACCTGGATGAGAGCGATCCGAATCATCAAACCCGAACTGTCGTCTGACGTGAGCGCAGGCAGCAGGATCGACTTCTTCCAGTTCGCTGAGTTCTGCCTTTAGCTCCAGCTCGCTGATATGACGGACGGCTTGCTTGATCAGCTTTTGCTGGAAGGCGTTCTGCTTTGATAGAGCTGCGCAAAGGTCACGGACCTGGTCTTCGTCGCTGGCGGCAAGTATTGACCTTGCTTGCTGTTCAATGCGCAGTTCTTCCTCCATGGTTAGGTTGACTACCATCCAGTCTCCCCAAGTCATGTCGGAATGGCAGCATGATTTTCAAGATAGCTGCATGAATCCGCCAAAAATTGAAGAAATAGAAACAGAAAACGGTAAGCGCTGGAGAGTGATTTACGCCGGGATGGTGAAAGATCACCGGCAAGAATGGCAGGCGCAGCGTCATTACAACGAAGCCTGCGAGGTTTATGGGCAGCAGCTAGGGCTCCGTCGCTGGCTGGAAAAGTAACGGCGGAGAGGCATCGACAAGGATTGCCCAGCCACTGCGCGGTCCTTCTACTTGCCAGCGGTGCAGGAAGTCTTCGCGGTCATAGAACACGCCAGCGCCTTCGCCACGCTTGAGCAGCTTGCCGCGTTCAATATCGTGCTCGCCTCTGGGGTCGTGAACAATGAAGAAGCGGTCGGTGTAGCCGATAATCACTGCCCAGTGACCAAAGCCCTCGGCGGGACGCCCGGTGCTGATGTCTCCTTTGTGGAGCCAACCGACGGCGATCGGTCTGCCGCTGTCGATCTCGGCTTCGATCAAATCCTCGGTGCCATCGCGGACGAACTCAGCCTGCAAGCCAACTTCTGACAGTGCCTTGAGCTGCGCGCTGACCTCCACGGTGTCGCCGTACTTGATGCGCACCCGGTCGTAATCCTCGTGCTCAGCGATCACGCCATAGTGCGCGGCGATCATCGCCATGGCTGTCGTGAAGCACTTGCGGTAGCCGTTCTTCAGCTCGTACTGGCTGAAATACGGCACCTTGAACGGAACTAGCTTGCCCCCGCTTTTCCAGATCTCGAACCACTCAGAATCATGCTCCAGCAACTCTGGAGGCATGTCCTCTTGCAGCCTTTGGATCGCAGCGCGCTGATGCGGGCTGTTATCGAAGTACTGGAAGAACTGTTCGAGACGGATCATGGCTGAAGCAAGCCAGTCCAAATACATGCTGATCAGTCGTCAAATAATGCTCGGGCGAGCATGTCGCACAACTGGTCGTCGATTTTGTTGTCGGTCTTCTCGACCATTGCGCGGCAAAGATCAAGGATCAAATGCTTGACCGCGTCTGATTGCATGAAAGCAAACAAGACCGGACGGATTAAAGCGATCATCGCCATTCGGCAGTTGGGCGAAGTCTAGGGTTGTTTTACTGACCCTTCAAGGCGGGCGATCTTCTGCTCTGCTGCGCTCAGCCTGGAGAAGATCTCAACCCGTTCTGACCGCAGGTCATTGTGCAAATCTTCCAGGCGGTTGCTGATGGCTTCTACGCTGGAGGTCAGTCGTACCAATGAATCCCGGCGTTCGGCTCCCCTGCGGAGCTGGGTATTGACCCCTAGGAACGCTGCGGAAATCGTTGCGCCGACGGCTGCAGCAGCGAGCTCCACCACGTTCCTCAAAAGCCTCTACACATCATGGCGACCCCTGAAGAACAGAATACAAATCCAGAAAAGGACGGGGTTCATTTGGCAGATATTGTCCGCCTGATGGTTTTGGGGTGGTCAGCGACACTGCTGACTGTGTCCTATTTGAATCTGTTCCCCAACATGAAGATGGACTCGACGTTTATTGCGAGTCTTCTTACTGGGGCAATGGCTGGATTCGGAATCGAGCGAAAGACAGGCAATCAAACAAAGAAGGAACCACCTACAGTCAAAGGAACACCTGCTAAGGCAAAAGATGCGCAGGCTTCTGCCCCTGGTAGTTCTGCTGGCAGCTAGCCCTGCTCACGCAGACATCGTTCACAAGATCCAGTCCAGCGTTCAGCTCACTGTTGATGCCGCCGCAAGTGCAGCCACCCGAGTTCCCACCGTCTACTCCGTCTCCGGATCAGGAGCTTCCACTACTGATGGAAGCAACGCTGGCGCTCTCGGCGGTTTTGGGGCTGTTAGTAACGGTGTCCCTGCTATCACCACCATCACTGCAACTCAAGCCACCACAGGAGATGCCTTCTCGTTCTCTACCAGCTACATAGAGGGCGACAGCACCAGCACGACTAGCACCACCGTGACCAGCGGCGTTGTTGGCAGCCTGCCCCTGTTTGGCAATACCACCACCACTGCAGGAGGCGTTGCTGGCACCCTGGCGGGCACGATTGATTCGGCGCACGGCATGACCGTCACCGCTGGCGGTGCTGGCACTTCTGCCACCGGGCAGATGGTCACCGAGATCCGGATCGACTGATGCGCTGGCTGCTTCTGCTGCTGGTGCTTCAAGCACCTGCTGTAGCAATGCCGGTCGTGCCGAACTTCCGCACGGGCACGATGACCAGCCGGACGGAATCAACAACGCAGGTCACCGAAACTATCCGCTCGGTTGACTACGCCACCGGCTACACCTATTCAGCAAGCGGCTCAGGTGTCCAGCACTCGGGAACTTCAATCCTCCCCGGTGCTGGTCCTGTCCAAACCCAAACGATTGACGGCGTCACATCCTCGTGGACTGGACTAGCTCTAGAGAACAAGCCAACCTGGTCAATGACAACGCCAGGCGCATCATTCCAGTTTGTCGAAAGCTACAGCGGACCAGGGCTTCAAACAGTCACCGAGATCCAGCGAACAACGGTCGTCGAATCAGTTACCGACACCACGTCGGTCTTTGGACCCTAGTTCTGCTGTTGCCATTGCCTAGCTACGGGCAGGCAAACGCAACGGCGAACCCGGTAGCGAATAGCAGTGGATCAGTCACGAACCAGGCGATCCAGATGCTGACGGGTCCATACCCGACTAACGCCTACGGACCGTCGATCTCCTGCCAGGGTCCAACGTTCAACCTTTCGCCGTTCGTTACCACCAGCAAGTCATACGCCCTGCCGTACAGCTCCACGGTGCGGACACCGTATTACGACCCCACCGACGATGATGAAAACGGGGTGCCGGATAACCCAGGAAATATCCTCTATTTCCAAGAGCTGCCGAGCGGTCAGAAAAATAACCACGCCTTGAATTTCGGCATCAGTGCCACCGTATCCATCCCGTTGGATTCCGGCCTGCAAAACCGCTGTAAAGCAGCGGCCGACACGCAGAACGCATTACAGCGTCAAATCCTTGCCAATAAGAGATTAGATTTTGAGCTTTCGAGACTCAGGCACTGCGGGGAGCTGGCGCAAAAGGGCATTGCCTTTCACCCCAAAAGCCAGTTTTACGTCATCTGCTCTGACGTAATCCTCAAGCCCAAGCCGGGGCAAGTGCTGCCCCATGTGCATGAGATCAAGGTTTCAAAGCCCGCCGCAAAGCCATCAAAGCCCGGTTCCGGTCCCGCTGCGCCAAAACACGCTCACGGACTGACTCAACCTTCACAGGCTTACCCCTTAACTGTGAAACCTTTTTCACCGTCTTCTTAATNNNNATCGGCAAGCGGTTTCGCAGCCAACGCAGAGGTTGCCGCCACCAACGCAATCGTTGCCGTCGTGACGACGATCGGGATCTCTGGAAGGCCCTCCGCAACTTGCTCGACAACGGTTTTATTTGGCTTAGGCGCTGCCTCTGGCGTGCTCTTCTCATTCGTCTGATTTGGTGCAGGTACTCTCGGGACTTCCGCAGGTCTGACGGGTTCAGGCTCGCTCTCTCCCTCATTGCTCTCAGCACTGGGTCTTCCAATGTTTTGCATCTCCGCTGGGTTGTAATCCATCGGGCGAAACGATGGGATTTGCCCGTCTGGGCAGTACATGCCAACCCGGCCAGGGTCATCCTTAAGCAATGATGGGTTGAGGTTGGCGTCAGGATGCACCGCCACGCAGCCTGGCAAGTCAACAACAGGCAAGCCCAACGCTGGCCCAGTGACAGGGGCAACGTCAGGCAACTGCATTGGCGTGATCTCCCGGATTGCAGGAATCTTGATCTCGGGAATTTCAGGCATCAGAACGGCAACGCCGGGCCAGTCTTCTTAGGCAGGGCATCAACCATGCCATCAAACTTGCCGTCAAATTGCTTGGTAAGTTTTTCGGTCACAGCCTTAACGGCGCCCTCAGTGGCGCCATTGATAACACGCACTTTGATGCCGTCCCATTGGGTGTAGCCGACACCCAGGATTGCCACCAAAGAGGCAGACATGGCAAAACCTGCCAAGCCCAAAAGGTTAAAAGCGGTTTGCATCAGATCACAGTCTTTGTCGCATAGTTTGGGTCAGATTCGTCTAGATGGCACTCAGGGCCAAAACCTGTTGCGATTACCTCCGCAGCCAAGCCGTCAACCACGGTCTTGGGCTCTTCATTGGCAAAGCTGTTCAGCCATTCACGCAGGCGATCACCTGTCGGGGTCTTAGGTGGCCACGCAACAA